TCCCTTGAAAAAAAGGAAAAGTCGTAAGAATCTTATCGTAGCATTAGATAGGGTATTTTCAAAATATATTCGTACAAAGTATTTAAGGGACAACTTTGTTGAATGTGTAACCTGCAACCGAAAGTACCCTATCAATAAAATACAAGCAGGGCATTTTATGTCAAGAAGGCACTACGCTACTCGGTGGGATGAAGAAAATGTTTACCCACAATGTATGAAGTGTAATATGTATAGTCAGGGGGAACAGTATCTATTTTCAAAGTTTATAGACGAAAAGTATGGCGAAGGTTATTCCGATGTCTTATTATTTAAGTCAAGAGAAACAGTAAAGTTTAGTGATTTTGAAATAGAAGAAATGATACAAGACTTTACTAATCGTTTAAAAGTTTTGGAAAAAGAAAAGTTTTAGTTATATTTGAGCATTAATGCAATTTTTTTCATTGTAATTTAATGGTTAGTAGTTTAGGGAGGGCAGAAATGTCCTCCTTTTTTTTGACCTAATTTTTTTTTATAAACAAAAAGTTTTATATTTGAGGAACTAATTGTTAAATAATATGTAATGGAAAAACGATTTAAGTACCTATTAGGTCTAGCCAAACACACAGAAAATTTTTTAATGTACAACGAACTTAAGACACTAAAGCAAGATGTCTTAAAGTTTCCTATGCTTCGTATTGATGCTATGGAAAAACGCATTAAAGAACTTGAACAAGAAAACGAATTATTAACCGCTAAATTAGAAATCAATGGACAAATCTAAATTAAGGGAATTGTATCAAAAGTACGAATTGCAGCCTGCTGACTTTTTTAAGCATCAGCACTACACAATTATCACAAGACAAGGTATTGAAAAGATATTAGGTCAAGAACAACTAAATATAAAGTATGAAGTTGTAAGATGTGAACCAGACTACGCAGTATTTAAAGCTATTGTAACAAAAGGCGAAGCGTATTTAGAAACATTTGGGTCTGCAAAACACGGCGATTTTAAAAACGGAAATACACAATCTTGGTATATTGCCGAAATGGCAGAAAAAAGAGCAATGTCAAGGGCAGTATTAAAGATGACTGGTTTTTATCAGTTGGGCGTATTTGGTGAAGATGAATCTGAAAGTTTTAAAAATGGATAAGTACAAAGTACAAAGACTATTTAAAGGGCATTATCAAATTATAGACGAAAACGACGAAAGTCTTTTTGAAGGCAGTATTGCCGATTGTTATGCTTGGATAAGAATAATGGAAATAAATATATTAGAATATGAATTATACGAGTAATTGTTGTAGCGCATCACCTGACAATGAACTAGATGACATTTATGGTCGATGTAGCGAATGTAAAGAAAACACAATATTTGAAATAGAAGATTAATCAATAAATATAATTATGAGTTTAAAAGTAAGAGGTACAATTAAAAAAATTAATGATGTACAAACTGGCACAAGCCAAAAAGGAGAATGGAAAAAGCTATCGTTTTTATTAGACAATGGTGCAAAGTATAATAATTTATTTTGCTTTGATTTGTTTGGAGAAGAAAAAGTAGACACATTCTTAAAATACAATAAAGAAGGTAAAGAAGTAGATGTTAGTTTTAATGTAAATTGTCGTGAATACGAAGGAAGATACTACACATCATTAGATGCGTGGAAGGTTTTTACTGCTAAAGAAATGACAAATGCCGAGCAGCAACCAGATAGAGAAGATGATTTACCATTTTAACTAAATATGGGGGGTTTTTACCCCCCTTTTTTATATTATGCTAATAGACTACACCAAAGAATTACAACACCTTGACAAAGTCAGAAAAGGTGAAATACGAGAAGGATATAAGTTAGGAATACCTGAAATAGACGAATACTTTAGATTTAAGAAAGGCAATTTTAATGTAATACTTGGACAAGCGAATGTCGGTAAAACATCAATGGCTTTGTATTTAATGCTTTTGTATTCGTTACGACACAATGTTAAATGGATTGTTTTTAGTAGTGAGAACGAACCATATTCGATTATAAGAAAACTAATAGAATACCTTTTAGCTGAACCAATAAACAAACTAACAGACGAAAGCTATCAGTATGGTATTAAGGTTATTAAGAATTATTTTAAATTTATAAGTCCTGAAAAGTTATATAGTTATAAGGATTTGATTAAGTTAGGTGAATCATATAAAGCTGCTTGGGACTATCAAGGTATGTTAATCGACCCATACAATAGTTTAATTAAAGATGTAGAGATGTCTAAAAACATTGATGGTCATAGTTACGATTATCAGGCGATGACAGAACTGCGACAATTTTGTAAACGAAACGAAGTTAGTATGTGGTTAAATGTACACGCTAACACAGGTGCTATAAGAATGAAACATCCTATGGGACACGAATACGCAAACTATCCTATTCCACCAACTGCTGGGGATGTAGAAGGAGGCGCAAAATTTGTTAATAGAGCAGATGATTTTATGGTAGTTCACCGATACACACAACACCCATCGGATTGGAATCAATCACATATACACATTCGTAAAACAAAAGAAACAGAAAGCGGTGGTAGACCTACACCATTAGACGAACCTATTAAGTTAAAGTCTATTGTAAATAATGTAGGATTTGAGATAGATGGGCAAAACATTTTAAAGACAGTTCTACAAGACAAAAAACAAAAAACCTTTTTAAGAAAAGCGTAAATGGATTGGGCATTGAGAATAATATTTAGTTTACCACATCAAAGAATGGCTTTAGGGTGGGAAGTTCTGTACCCCACAGAAGAATTTCCATATCAAACTTTAAAGTTGTATCTTTTGCTTATAACAATCGAACTTGACCTATAATGTTACAAATACTATCTAAACATCACGACCTTTGGATAAGTTATGTTTTAAGTTTTAAAGTAAACATAGACACCGCTAAAGATATTGTTCAGGAACTGTATCTTAAAATGCACGACTACGATAAAGATATAATGATAGGCGAAAAGATTAATTTCTATTTCGTCTATTTAGTTTTAAGAAATATGGTATTTGACCTAAAGAAAAAAGAAAAGCGATTTTACTTTACAGAAGAAATACCACACATAGAAGAAGAAGAATACATAGAAACCGACACAACAAAAAGCCAATACATAACCAAGTGGATAAACGAACATAATTTAGAACAGCTTAACTTGGAGGACACAGAAAACATAAAAAAGATTTACAATGCTTGTGTGTTTAACGAAGTAATGCTTGAAAACAAATCAATAGCAGAACTATCAAGACAAACTACCATAAGTTACTATTCGCTTTACAACACGGTAAAAATAATTAAGAACGAAATAAAAGATAACTATGAAACTTGGAACAATACTCGAGAAGATATTTAAGTTTACCGGAATCGCTTGGATTGTAAAAAAGATATGGGGTGATGACTGCGGTTGTGAAGAAAGAAAACAAAAGTTAGACAATATAAAAGTGTTTAGACGAAATTAAAATTTCAAGAAAATGAAACAAGAGAACTATGACCTATGGACTGAATTTCGGGCAGTAGAATCAAATGACCTTACCAAAGCTGATAGACAATTAATAGTAAAGATATTTGCAGAAGAATTAAACAAAAGAATAACTGTCGATTGTGGGTGTAGCGGTAAGGTATGGCAAAAAAGAATTAACGCTATAAACAAACTATATGACAAAGGATGATTCAGAGAAATACGAAAAGACTATATGCCTTTGGCTAAATGGTTATTTGAATTTTAGATTAGATTGGGTAGGTGATGAAAATACCTTTTACGATTTAAGGGGTATGACTCCTAACAATAATAAGTGTGTTATTGAAGTAAAGGTTAGAAACAAGTATTATAAAGATAAGATGCTTGAAAAGTACAAGTACGACAAGTTAATGTCTTTGCCTGAAGATGTAGTTAAATTATACTATGTGAACGACCCTAAAGGTTCATATATCTATTGGCTTAATAAAATTGACATACCTAAAGTAAGCACAATAAGATGCCCTACAACTACTATGTGGTCAAAAGAACGAAAAGACAAAGAAGTTTATCTGTTGCCTGAACGCTTGGCTTCAGTTGTAGAGTGGTCTACTATTACAGATAAAGATGTGTGGTATTAATTTTTTAAACAATTTTGTTTGTAATTAGAAAATAGTTTGTATATTTGGGTATTATTAAACTAAAACTATAAATTATGAAAACTTTACAAGACTATCAAAACTTAAAAAACCAATTAGAAGAAATAAAAATAAACCATAAAGGAGAGCATTTAGAAGCCGGTTTCGTAATGGTAAAAGCCAGAGGTTTAAATTGGAGAGAGTGTAAGAAATTAGGGATGAATAAAGATAGCTATTATGGATGGGTTTTTTATTCCACATCAACAAACACAAACTCATATAGCTTATATGAAAAAATTGAAAAGGCTTGTGAAGGTTTTAATTTATTTGTAACCGAAAGACAACTATAAGGAAAAAAATAATAACAGGGGCGAAAGCCCCTTTTAAACTACACTTATGAAAAAACTTGGAAAACTATTAGAGAAAGTACAATGGGTATTTCTATACTTTGGATTCGCTTATGTAGGGTATCAATTAGGCGTAATGCTTTCAAATCTTTAGGTTATGTACAAAAATATAGAAGGGTCATTTAATTACGAAGATGTAGACTTTGATTACAAGGTTACATATTACGAAGGTGATAAAGGCGATTACTACACAGCACCATCACAACCAGAAGTCGATATAGACTTTATAGGATTCTTACCTGATACTGACTTATACGAATGTTTAGATGATAAAGTGATTGAGGCTTTAAGAGAATACATTATAGAAAGTGAATAATCTACATTCATATATATTTTTAAATTCAACAAATAATGCTTTAGACATTTTGAATAAATGGTACGAAAAGAAACCAAACAACAAAGAACTACAAGACTTAATTAAATCTTTTCAGTACATCGTAGAGCATACAAATATGGTAGAATTAGAACGACAACTTTATAAAGACCATTTTGATTTATTAAGCGAAGAACACATAAAACTTAAAAACGAACTAAAAGAACTTTGGGATGCGAAAGGGTAGAGTAACACAAGCACAAAAAATAGCCGAATTAAAAGAACACATAAACTTTGTTGAACAACAATTAAGAGTACACATACAGACTTGCGAAAGGTTGTTTAGATTTATTTACGAAAAATTAGATATAAATGAAAACGATACACAAGATACTACCAACACAGATACACACGATAACGAATCAGAAGGGGATAATTAAGGTTTACACCGAAGAAGAATACCAGCATCGCAGTTGGTGGGAAACAGTCAAGCATCAATATAACATAGGCAAGATATGATTATCTTATTTGACATAGATAGCTTACTTTATTCAGCTTGTTATAATGTAGATTCGCCTGAAGAATCAATGTTTAAGTTCGATGAATTTTTTCAAAAGACTATAAACGACCTTGAAGAATTTTACGAGATAGAAGAAGTAATACCTTTTGGACTATCTAAAAACAACTTCAGGAAATACATCACAAAGACATACAAAGCAAATAGGTCTAAAGAAAAGCCACAATACTTTAACATCTTATGTAAGTATGTAGAAAAGTATTACGAACCTGAAATAGCTAACGGATGTGAAACCGATGACTTGGTAGCAATATTTAGAGAAAAGATAGGACACGAAAACTGTATTATAGTTTCAATCGATAAAGACTATTTACAGTTCGAGGGTACGATGTACAATTACAATAAAAGAAAATTTATTACCTTGTCAAAAGAAGATGCGCTTTATAACTTCTATGAGCAAATGATAATCGGGGACACCGCAGATAATGTAAACTATTGTAAGGGATATGGTAAAGCATACGCTAAAAAGCTATTTGAAGGCGTTTCTACGGACTTTGGCTATAAGAAGAAGGTTTTGGGTCTATTTAAAAAGATATACCGCTCAAAGGGCAGAGAACGCTTTATAGAATGTTATCACTTACTTAAACTTGGCTACCGATGAAAGTACAATTAGACAATATTGACATAATTATATGTGAAATGATAGGCAGAATGAGGAATATTGTTAATAGAAACTTTAAGGTTAAAGACACAAAGGTTAGTAAAGATTCGCCAAACAATATTGATGTTCAGGGATTTTTAGCTGAATTTGCATTTTGCAAACACTTTAACATATTCCCAGATTTTGATTTAAGACCAAGAAGCGGAAGTTATGATGCTTTATACAATGGTTATAGATATGACATAAAATCAACAAGACATAAAAACGGAAGGCTAATTGCCACGACTAAAGTTAATCCAGATGTAGATATTTATATTTTAGCAATTATAAATGATACAGAAGTAGACTTTATTGGATATGCTTTCAAAGAAGAATTTATAAAACAGGAAAACATAAAAGATTTAGGTTATGGTGATACCTATGTTTTAGAACGAGATAAACTACATAAATTTAAAGATGGACACACGCAAGAAATTATCTGAATTAGAAGAAGAAACCTATTCAGATGCAATAGTAGAAAGCCTTATACAGGAATATAGATTAAGGTCTATAAAGGGTATTGCTAAATACGGAACAACTTTAGAAGAAAATCAATTAAGTCTGTACAAGTGGTTACAACACGCTAAAGAAGAAGCTATGGATATGGCATTATATTTACACAAAGCACAAAAACAACTTAATGGATGATGAGTGGGAATTCTGGGAACATAACTATCACGGAAACGATACAGAAGAACTATCAAGGGAAGAAGATAAAAGTAACTGAAAATAATTTTAGGGTATTTTGGCGCAGAGCAATAAATCCTATCACAATGATAACAAATCACTAATGGAAAAAGAAATACAAGAACAAATTATAGGGGTAATTGAAAGGCTACACCAAGATAAGATTACAACAAAGAATAGAAAAAGAGAAAATGTAACCGCACGAGCAGTATATGCTAAACTATGCAGAGATATATTCCCTTATCTTTCTTTACACAAAATAGGGAAACCAATTAATCGCGACCATTGTACGATTATACATATGTTTAAAATGATAGACCAACACTTAAAGAACGATAACCAATACATCAATCTTTATAAGAAAGCATCTGTTATAATAAACAAAGACATAATAGCCACAGAAAACCTAAAAGAAATATCCTATTTAGAAAGTTTAGAGAAAAGAATAGTCAATCTATCTAACACACTAATAGAAAAAAACAAACAAATAGAACAACTTAAAATACAAAGACCAACAGATAGGTATAAAGACTTTGATTTATTATCAGATGACTTATTAGACCAATTTATACAAACAAGACTTAAACCATACTTAAAACTAAATTATGCCACTACCTAAAAGAACCGCAACAGAAACAAGAGAAAAGTTTATACAAAGATGTATGTCTAATCCTACTATGGTAAAAGAATACCCTGAAAAGAATCAAAGACTTGCCGTATGTGCTGTACAATGGAAGAAGCAATGAAAAGGTACAAAGATTCAGCAAGAATAGTTTTTTATTCTATAATTATAGGTGTTATTGTGATTATTATAGGTGCAATTACATCCTAAAATAGAAAATTATTCGTTTTATAAGTACAGAGAAAAAACATAGAGATATGGCTAACGAAGAAAATCTTATACCTTACAAGAAAGGACAAAGCGGGAATCCTAATGGCAGACCTAAAGGTTCAAAGAATAGAAGCACCATTGCAAAGAAGTGGTTACAAGCTATGCAAGAGGCAAAGAATCCTTTAACTTTAGAATCTGAAGAATTAAGCCAAGAAGATTTAATTACTTTAGCATTACTTAAAAAGGCTTCAGAGGGTGATGTAAACGCATACAAAGCACTAATGGATAGTGGCTATGGTTCACCAGTTCAACAAGTAGAACAAACTATTTTAGAGCAACCTTTATTTCCAGATGTTCCAAAGGACAACAGCGACAAATAAAATATTAGCGTTAGACAAACGCATAAAGATTATACAAGGTGGAACTTCGTCATCAAAGACATTTTCCATCTTGGCTATTTTAATAGACAAAGCAATCAAGAATAACGGAATAGAGATAAGCGTAGTGGCTGAATCTATCCCACACCTGCGCAGAGGTGCATATAAAGACTTTCTTAAAATTCTAAAGTGGACAAATAGATTCCAAGAAGTCCAACTAAACAAATCACTTTTAAGATACGAATTTAAGAACGGCAGTTACATAGAATTCTTTAGTGCTGACGATTCAAGCAAATTAAGAGGTGCAAGAAGGGATGTGTTATTCTTAAACGAAGCCAACGCAATAACTTTAGACGCTTATAACGAACTTGCGATTCGTACCAAGAAAGAAATTTTTATTGACTTTAACCCATCTAATGAATTTTGGGTACATTCAGAACTAAAAGACCAAGAAGATTCTGACTTTATTATCTTAACCTATAAAGACAACGAAGCATTAGATAAGGGCATAGTAGAACAAATAGAAAAGAACAAGGAAAAAGCAAAAACATCTTCTTACTGGGCGAACTGGTGGAATGTATATGGTCTTGGTCAAGTAGGTTCTTTAGAAGGTGTTATCTTTTCTAATTGGCAACAAATCGACACAATACCACCTGAAGCAAAACTTGTGGGCATAGGTTTAGACTTTGGTTACACTAACGACCCAACGGCAATCGTTGAGGTTTACAAATACAACAATCAAAGAATAGTAAACGAATTAGTCTACCGAACAAGGATGCTAAATTCTGACATTGCCAATGAACTACCTAAAGGTGTTATTGTTTACGCAGATTCAGCAGAACCTAAATCCATAGACGAAATAAGAAGGTATGGCATACAAATCAAAGGCGTTACAAAAGGTCGTGATTCTATAAACTACGGAATAGACATAATGCAAAGACAAGATTATCTTGTAACAAAGAGTAGTCAAAACCTAATCAAAGAACTTCGGTCTTATTCTTGGGACACAAACAAAACAGGTCAAAGACTAAACAAACCAATAGACCAATACAATCACGCAATAGATGCCTTGAGATACCACGAGATGGAATCTTTAGGCATAAAAGCCAATTACGGAAAATACGCAGTCCGATAGTCTTAAAAATCAAAAATAAATCGTTTTATAGTTATGGAAGTAAAGATAAAAGTACCTACTGATTTATCAGATATACCTTTATACAAATACCAAGAATTTCACAAGGTATTAGAAATAAACAAAGATGCAGATTCTAACGACTTGTTTATACAAGAAAAAATGCTGCAAATATTTTGTGATTTACCATTGAGTGATGCGCTTAAATATCGTAAGTCTGACATTGACAATGTTACAGAAATGATTGCTAAAACACTTGAAGATAAACCTGACTTGGTAAGGAACTTTACAATAGGTGATACAGAATTTGGTTTTATACCCAAGTTAGAAGATATGACCTTTGGCGAGTATATTGATTTAGACAATTCAATAGGTGATATTAAAAACTTACATAAAGCAATGGCGGTATTATACCGACCAATAAAACAAAAGATAAAACAAAAGTATCTAATTGAGGAATATAGAGGGGATAACTATCACGAGGCGATGTTACATACACCGATGGATGCAGTTGTTAGTTCTATGCTTTTTTTTTGGAATTTAGGAATCGAATTGTCGAAAGCTATGATAGCTTATTTACAGCAGGAACACAAGGAGGACTTGACAGCAGAGCAAATTTCGGTGCTAAATGGGGATGGTATCAATCAGTATATGCACTTGCCGATGGAGATGTTACCCAATTTGAAAAGATAACAGAACTAAACTTTAATACTTGTTTATTGATGTTGATGTTTAAAAAAGAAAAAGCTGACATAGAAGCGCAAGAACTTAAAAGAAAAATGAAATGACATATAGGGGGATTCAATCATTTTACGATTTAACCACAAAGATAAAAGACATCTTACAAGCAGATGAAAATGTCAATACGGTAACCTTTGGTGATATTACTGAAGTAGACTTAAACAAGCAGACCATATTTCCTTTATCACACATAATGATAAACAATGTAACAGACAATGGACAAACTTTATCGTATAATATTTCGGTTATGGCTATGGACTTGGTGGATACAAGTAAAGACGAAACGACTGATGTATTTGTTGGAAATGATAATAGGCAAGATGTACTGAACACACAATTATCTGTACTAAACAGATTACAACAAAAATTAAGAAAAGGCACACCGCACCAAGACGGGTATCATTTAGAAGGTAGTGCAAGTTTAGAAGCGTTTTATGATAGGTTTGAAAACGAATTAGCAGGATGGGCAAGTACATTTGATGTAGTTACTATGAATAACATTGATATATGCAATTAGACAACTTTAAAAAGGCATTAGAGCAATTTAGGGATAAGGTTGTAGAAGAATCTAAAAAGAACCTGCGTAAAGAAAAAAAGGGCGGGGGTAGTTTAGAGAATTCTATAAAGGGCGGTCAAGTAAAGGTAACAGAAAGAAGTTTGCAGTTTGAAATTGAAATGAATCCTTACGGTGTATTTCAAGACAAAGGTGTTAAAGGAAACGACCCGTCAAAAGTTTCACCTAATGCGAAAATTAAAGGACAACAAGCACCAAATAGTCCTTATCGGTTTGGTAGTGGTAAAACTGGTAATTGGTCTGGCTTTGTAAAAAGTATTGAACAATGGGCGAAACGAAAAAATGTAAGATTAAGAGATGAAAAAGGTAGATTTACAAAAGGAAACTACAAGTCAATAGCGCATATTATTGCGGGCAATATTTACAATAGAGGAATTAAACCAAGTTTGTTTTTTACAAAAGCATTTCAAAAATATGCTAAAGATTTACCAACTGAATTAGAATCTGCTTTTGCTTTAGATACTGAAGCATTTTTAGAATTTACAACTAAACAACAATTAAATGGCTAAAATAAATGTAAGAAGTCCATATTATGTTTCTACCTATCAATCAGGTATGGTATCGGCTTCTATTGATATATATATTTATACGGGTGTACAGACTACGGACAGACCTGCAAGTCCTAATTATACTTTAAGTTCTAACGCAGTAAGCGCAAGAGTAGATTTTGAGATAGCAGACTTGGTAAAGGATTATATTGAAATGACTTTATCTTATGTTAATAGTGCATCTATTTTGAATAATGTTTGGGTAGATTATGTGGTTACAAGATACTTTGTAAATACTTCTTCTGCACAACCTATGGTGCAGTTAAGAGGGTTTGATGGTTACGGATATATTGCAGATGGTGTTAATCCACAATTAACTGGACAAGCTGCATTATTAAGTAATACATATATAGTAAAAAACGCAGACGATACTTTATACTTTCCCGTAGATAATGATTTTGATGGGACTACGGTTACATTTAAAAAGGATGGTTCTAATGTCAATGTAGAAACAATATCAAGCAGTACTAATAGCTATGACCAAGTAGAATACTTTTCTAACACAGGTGCAAGTGATAATGTAGATGAAGTTGTGGTAGCTACGGGTGTTAAATC